TCTCAAACCAAGGACCTGCAAAAGGAGCTGCGCAGTGTCGAGAGTCTGCTCCGGATGGATCCAGGCAACACAGAGCTGCTGGCACAAAAGCAGAAACTTCTTACCGATAGCGTTGCCGGTACTAAAGAGAAGCTGGATACGCTGAAGGAAGCTGCACGGCAGGCCCAGGAGCAGCTTGCACGCGGGGAGATCTCTGAAGAACAGTTCCGGGCACTGGAGCGCGAAGTTGCTAAAACCGAACAGGCATTAAAGAGGCTTGAGGATCAGTCTAAAGAATTCGGGTCGGTTTTTGCACAACAGATGAAGCAGGCCGGCCAGGACGTCCAGGAGCTCGGCAGCAAAATAACTGATGTCGGCGGCGACCTAACAAAGAAGATCACCGTGCCCATAGTAGCTGGCGCAGCCCTGGCGCATAAGGCATGGGGTGAACTGGATGATGCGATCGACGGAATCGCAATCAGCACGGGCGCCGTAGGAGAAGGGCTTGCGGGATTTGAGGATGCATTCCGAAGCGTATATGGTTCAATTCCGTCAGATGCTGCTACTGTTGGGACGGCCATTGGCGAAGTCAATACGCAGCTCGGCCTGCACGGTAAAGAGCTTGAAGACGCAGCTACGAAGGCCATCAAGTTCGCCGAGATTAACGGCCAAGACGTATCCAAAGCTACGCGAGACGCGAAGAGTGCACTCGAAGCCTACGGGCTGGGTACAGAGGACTTCGGCCATGCGCTCGATGCGGTGACGGCAGCGGCCCAGGACACAGGTGTGTCAACGGATAAATTATTCGACGCCATTATCAGAGGGGCTCCGCAGCTCAAAGAGATGGAGCTCGATATGGCGCAGGCTGCACAAGTCATGGGCCGATTCGAACAAAAGGGAATCGACGGGACGAGAGCACTGTCGTATATGGCCAGGGGCCAGGTGCAGTTCGCGAAAGAAGGAAAGACGCTATCTGAAGGACTGGATGCGCTGACTAATCGGCTGGATAACGCGAAATCCGAAACGGAAAAGCTGACAATCACAGCCGAGTATTTCGGCACCAAGGGCGCTTCAGTCATGCTGGAGGCGTTTGAGCGCGGAGCCTTAGACCTGGAAGACTTCGCCAGCGCAGCCGACAATGCGGCCGGCGCAACATCGAGGACCTTCGAAGAGACGCTCGATCCTGTGGATCGCATGACCGAAGCTATGAATAATCTGAAGCTTGTCGGATACGATCTCTCTTCAGCCGCGCAAGAAGTGCTAGCGCCGCAGTTTGAGAAGCTGGTCGGAAAACTGCAAAGCCTTGCAACGTGGTTTAGGAATCTCGATCCCAGGATGAAGGAGATCATCGTAAAAGTAGCTATGATCGCAGCGGCTATCGGGCCGCTGTTAGTCATTATGGGCACGGTTATTGGTTCAGTTGGGAAGATTATGACCGGTCTGAGCGCACTAGGGCCCGTGGTGAAGGGCGTTAGCGCTGGAGTCGGGCTATTTAGTAAGGCGCTTGCATTCCTCGCCGCGAATCCGATCGTGCTCGTTGTGGCAGCTATCGTGGGACTCGTGGCGGTGCTTATGCATCTCTGGAAAACGAACGAGGAGTTCCGAGACGCCATCATCGCAATCTACGAAAGGATAAAAGAAGTGATCGGCGGCATGGTGAGCGCCGTTAAAACGTACTTTACGGAGACCATCCCGAACGCTATCACAGAAATGCTCGATATCCTTTTGGCGCTGCCAACAAAGATGAAGGAGATCGGCAGCGATCTGCTCGAAGGATTGTGGAATGGAATCAACGACAAGGTGGAGTGGCTGAAAGGCAAAGTCAAGGGCGTTGTCGACAGGATCAAGAGCTGGTTCTCTGGCTCGGATGGCTTTGACACGCATTCACCGTCAAAATGGGGAGAAAGGCTCGGCGGTAACATCTCTGCAGGTATTGCCAAGGGAATTGCATCGAGCATCACTTCGGTTGCCTCGGCCGTAAGCGACACGGTGGATACATCCGGAGCGAGGCAGGGCTTGCAGCCTGGCATGGCCGGCGCGGCCGATCAAGTGATTAACATCACGCTCAATATGGACGGAAGGCAGTTAGCGCAGCTCGTAGTAGATCCACTGGAACAAGAGCTGGCGAGGAGGGGCTCGAAATGGTCTTAAAAAGCGGAGGCATCATACTGGGAGGGCTGGAGCTTTGGAGGAGCAAGGGAACGACACCTTACATCATCGAGGCCACAAAGAGAATTCGAATGGCAGACGGATCCTTGATCGCCGAAGGACAATATCGAAAATGGGCAATCGACTGCGCTTATGATTATTTGCCGGACGACGTGCTAAAAGAGCTGTTTGCGATCTTGCAAAGCGATGAGTTCCTGGTGACATTTATGCCGCCGACTTCATCGACAAGTATCACAGCAATGTTCTCCTGTGTGGCTTTACCAAAGCCGCAGGTCCGCGGGTGGGATCGCTCGCAAGAGGAAGCAAGGCCGGTGTGGGTTGATATACGGTTCAATATCGAGGAAGTGTAACAGATGAAAGCGATGCTTAATGACCCATATCCAAGATTTAGAGTGTCCGACATCAGAACGACGTTTGAAATGATAGACGTCACTGCAGCAGACGATGCGGCTGTTGTTGTTGAGAATGAGTCGGCCATCTCAAAGGCCGATCAACTCACGAACGGCGTACAGATGATGTCCAAAAAGCTCGCTACATTAGAACACAACATATTCATTCTGGATGGGACAATGGAGAGTCCAACAACCGATAATGGCGAAGTTGGATACATGAGTGAAGGGATATCGGGTGGACTGGGTCACATTTCAGATAAAATAGAATTCGTCTTTACTCTTCCACACTCTTCGGCAGGATTTACTTTTCGCTTTGACGATCGGACAGGCAATGTTGCAAGGGACTTCGATATAATTGCATATGACGGTGCCGACGACATTGTCGCACAAGGCGGTGTGCGGGAGAATACGCGTGCGGATGTAGTCTTGGAACTGCCGGCATACGGTTACAAGCGAATCGAAATCATAATACTCCGGACTTCGATTCCAAGTCGACGAGTGCGCCTCGTTGAGGTAATCTTCGGGATTATCTATACATATGGACGGGGTTATCAAAACTTGGCTGCGACAGAAATCATATATGAGACATCGCTCATAAGCAAAACGCTACCATCCGGTCAACTTTCAGTAACCATCAACAATAAGGATCGCAAATACAATATGGTAAACGCTGATGGGATCTTCCGGTATTTGCAGCGCGGACAGAAGTTGAAAGTGGAAATGGGTATCGGTAAGGATTATGGCGAGCTGGAATATGTAAACGCAGGGACATTCTACTATACTCGGTCTGAGGCCAAAGATGATGCGCTGACGGCAGAAATCGTCGGGAATGATAAAATAATGTTCTTGGACAAAGGGAAATACCGTCGTGGTGTAAACGAAGAAGGTGAACTCTCTGAAGTGCTGCAGGATATACTGGCGAATACCGGTGTGGAATTAGATATCGACCCAATCATTTCAAGCAGGATGGTTCGCCGCGCAATTCCAATAGTTACGCCACGTGAGGCGGTGCGATTGGTGGTACAGGCAGCTATGTGCGTCTGTTACATGAGTCGTGAAAACAAACTTGTCGTACGAGATCTGCCGGACGATGAACCAGCCGTGCAAATTATCAGCAAGAATATGTATGTTCCAGTTAATGTAGAGGTCGGTGACTACTTCAATGTTGCGGAAATTACGGCGCATAAGTTATTTGCCCAAAATGAAAAAAGGATCATTTATGAGGGCGAAATTGATGTCAACGGAACAGTGCAGCGATGGATAGAACACGTAGCAATGGCCAATCCAAGCGTAACGATTAACAACGGGACGTTGCAGGATGCTGAACACTATCTTTATGCGAGCAAACTGACAATCACAGGATCTGGATTTGTCGATATACAAATCGAGGGATACGCTTTGGAGACATCAGAAACAATTTATCGAGCAGAGGATATCCCGGAAGGTGAAGAAGAGCAAATCTATACATTGAACAATCCCCTCATTGGTGGCACAACCGCTGAAGAATGGGCACAGTGGGTGCTTGAATGCGTGCAGAGGAGATTGCTTTATCCTGTTTTCGAGCGCGGTAATCCAGGAATGGAAATACTCGATGTTGTGCTAATCGAGGATCCTTATGGAGAAAACCGGGCAGCAGTCATCGAAAAACAGGAATTCTTTTTTGATGCCGGAGTATTAAACGCATATACAACTGGAAGGGGGATCTAATGGCAGTCAGTCAAGTAAGAGTAAAGGTAGACGGCACATGGCATGTGCTGACATACAACGGTACTTCCGGCAAGTA